GGGCGGTTATGGGAGAGAGAGACGGAGAGCAGCGGGCATTAGGCGGGGTGTTAGAGGGGCGTTAAACGGGGTGTTAAACGGGGTGTTAAACGGGGTGTTAAATCAGGCGTTAAATGGGGTGTTAAATGGGGTGGCCGGAGGGCGGAAAAAGCGGCCCCAAAATGGGCCATTTCGTATTGATCGGCGGGGGTGGAAAATGGGGCAAAAATGGGGTTGGGTGGACAGTTGGGTGGACAACTGGGTGGACAATTTCGACAAGCAACGACCCCTTTAATGGAAAAAAAGAGGGCAAAAAACGGCATTTTTGCGGAGAATCACCCCCCTTTAATTCCAAAATCAAACCGTTAAATGAGGGTGTAAAATCGGGTGTTAAATGCGGTGTAAATCAGCGCGTTAAGGGCATTTAACGGCCATTTAACGCGCAGAAAACAGATATTTTGTGCATTTTTGGTTATTTCAGGGCTATTTTAGGGGCATACAGTGACCACCCCATTACCCGACATTTGCAGTAGCCTGCATGTCGGCATCGGTAACAGTTTTTTCTAATCGCCGGCGGAGCTGCACCACCTGCTCCCGGAGCTGTCCGAGTTCCTCTGCCTGCTGCTGAATAACAGCGTCCTTCTTTTCAATCATCATCATTAATAAGTGATCTGCCGCCTGGTCGCCAGCTGTTTGTGCCTCAACTGCAAACATTTCGCCCTGCCCTGTCAGTAGCCAGGTAGCGTCGACGCAGTATTGTAATACAGTGTTTTGTAATGCAGACACTCCCACATTACTGCGGCCTTTTGCAATTTCTGTTATCATTGAGGTGCTACACCCCACCGCAGTGGCAAATGCCTTTTTATTAGCCACTTTGCCGCTGGCGATTAAGGCGTTAATGACCTCAATAAAACGGGTTGATATATTGTTATTATCTGGCATTTTACAGAATATTGAATTTTTTTCGGTAAAAAATTTGTTTGTTATTACAGAATACTGTAAATTTGCAGCGTTGTAATGTATTACAGCACGGCCAAAGATACAAAAAAATGGCCAGATAAACGAATGTTAAACCCATAAAAGTATAAAGGACATGACACCCAGAAAACAAATTGAGGTCAGCAAGCAGACCCGTGAAATGCTTGTAAAGACATTCAAGACGACCAAGGTTAGCGTATGGCGCGCCCTGGCGTACCGAGACAACAGCCCGAAGAGCCAGCGCATACGCCGGGCTGCGGAGCTGAACGGCGGCGTGCTGTTGATGCTCACGCCGGCCATGGAGACCATGCACGACGCTGACGGGTTTCTGCGTCAGTATTTCCCCAATGACGTGCTCATTGAGGCCAACAAGAAGACCGGGCGCGTGGAGCTGTTGAAGCGTGGCGAAGTTGTAAAGAGCTGGGACGGCATAGCGTTGTCGCAATTTTCAGAAATCCATAACGAAGCCCTCGCCCTGTGCGGCGGCAAAGCAACCATTTAAGCAGGCGGCACCATGGAAATGTATAACAGTGCATTATGTATAAGCCACGCAGAGCTGACCGACGGCATAATGTCGGCGGCTACCGTCAAGCAGTTGCGCCACCGTGGGCAGCTGCAACAGGTGCGGCGCGCCTGTTACGGCACCAGCGCGTTATACGTGGTTGAAAGCCTGCCGGTGCAGTATAAAGCAGAAGTTTACCGCCGTTGGCCCGACTTAAAAGAGCAGGCCGAAAGCCGGCCATTTGTGGAGAGTGTGGAGCCGGACGGCAAAGCCATGCAGTATTTTGCCGACTACGTGTTGAGCGACGGGCGGCACCTATCGACCGAAAAGCAAAGCGAGTATGCCAATAACTGCGCCGTACTTCGGGCGTTCGGCCGGATGCTTGACCGCGCCAACAGCCACCGCATGCGACAGAGCAAAGCCAGAGTAAACGCCGGCGAATTTTGGGCGAAAGCTGCGGCAGCACTGCCCCGCCTGTGCGACCGCTGGCCTAACAGCCTGCCGCAAAGCCCGCGCCGCCTGCGCATGAAATACGCTGAATTTCAGCAGGTCGGTTATGAATGTATGATTAGCCGGAAGTTTCAGAACAAGAACGCGGCAAAAGTGCTTGACGAGGAACAACAGGCCGCCATTAAGGTGCTGTTGGCGCACCACAACAACCTGCCCGACACGGAGGTGGCCCGGCGTTATAACCTGGTGGCCGACGTGAAAGGGTGGCCGCAGATCACAGCCAGCGCCGTGGGTGTGTGGCGTAAAAAATGCGACCTGGTGACAGCCGCCGCCCGCCGTGGCGCGTCGAATTTCCGCAATGAACGGAGTATGCAGGTGAAGCGAAGCAAGCCGACCGCGCCGTTCTTGATGTGGTCGCTTGACGGTTGGACATGTGAGCTGCTGTTTCAGCAAACGAACATAGACAAGCAGGGCCACCGCACAACTACCTACCACAACCGCCTGACGCTGGAAGTGGTGCTCGACCCCTGCTGCGGCTATCCCATTGGCTACGCCATAGGGAGCCACGAAACGCCCGCACTAATAGCCGAAGCCCTGCGCGATGCCGCGCGCCACAGCCGCGAACTTACAGGGGTGATGCTTCGGAGCAATCAGATACAATGTGACCACTACGGCATAAAGACCATGACCGACCTTTACAACGTCATGGCAAAGCACCTGACCCCTGCGCGTGTGAAGAACGCAAAGGCAAAACCCGTGGAGCCATATTTCGGCTACCTGAACACGACATATTGCCAGAAGTTTGACAATTGGAGCGGCTACGGCGTGACCACCGACCCGAAAAAGCAGCCGAACAGCGAAGCACTGAACCAGCTGCGCCACATGTTCCCCGACGAGCAGGGGGTGCGCGAACAGATCCACCAGATAATGGCCTATGAGCGAGCCAGCAAGCGGGCGCAATTTATGCAGCTGTATGCCAACCTGACCGACGAACAACGCCTGCCGCTGTCGAAAGAGAATTATTTGCTTTACTTCGGGCAGACCACCGGCTTCACCAACGCCCTGGAGGGGTCGGGACTTCGCCCCACACTGTTAGGCGCAAAGCGTGATTATGACTGTTGGGATCTGACGTTCAGAGAGCACGCCGGGGAAAAATGGCAGGTGCGCTTTGACCCCGACGATCTAAGCGAAGTGCTGGCAGTGAACGAAGACGGCAGCCGCCGTTATATGCTGCGTGAAAAGTATGTGCAGCCTATGGCATTGGCCGACCGCAAAGAGGGTGACGCCGCCCAGCTGGAAGCCGTCAGGACGTTTAACAAAGAGCTGGAAGGGCACGTAACGAAGCAGATTAGCGGAGCGTATGAGACAGTCGACCGCATGATAGCCGACAACGAACGACAAACCGCCCTGCTGTTAAGCCGTCTGCTGTTGACCGACAGCCACGGACAGCATAAGTTACCCGCCGCGCAGCAGCGCATGAGCCAGGCAGCCATTGCCGATGTAGAGTATGAGACCGTGGAACCCACGCCGAACATGCCCACCGGGTGGCAGGAGGAAGACCCTGAAAACTTTGATATTTTCTAAATCTCCATTCAAAACTATCCATTCATTAGCAACCTAATCATCAACAATAATAAACCGACCATGGTAAAGGAAGAAAAAAACCGAATAGCACAGCGACTTAAAGAATACTGTGACAAAATGGGCAGCCAGAACAAGGCAGCCCGCAGCCTGAACAGCACTAGCACCGCCACCGTCAGCAAAATGCTGTCGGGCGATTGGGAAACCATTAGCGACGACATGTGGCGCGCAGTGGGCGCACAGCTGGGGCACGACAGCAGCGCGTGGCAGATCGTGAAAACGAACGGCTACAAGCGCATGGCCTTTTTGATGCAGCAGGCCAAAGAAGAAAGCCTCGTAATAGCCATTACCGGGCTTGCAGGCTGCGGGAAGACCGAAGCCATAAAGAGCTACACCAAGACGACGCGCGGCGTGTACCACTTAATGTGCAGCGAGTATTGGAACCGCCCGACATTCATAAACAAACTGCTGCGCGCTCTGGGCAAAGACGTAGGCGGCAGCGTGTCGGAGCAAATGGACACCATAGTGGAGACACTAAACAGCGCCGATGCCCCGCTGATCATACTTGACGAAGCCGACAAACTGCGCGACCAGGTGCTTTACTTTTTCATAAGCCTGTACAACCAGCTGGAGGGCCACTGCGGCATTATCCTGGTGGCCACCGAGTATCTGAAGCACCGCATAGAGCGCGGCGTTCGCCTGAAAAAGAAAGGCTATGAGGAAATTTACAGCCGCATAGGCCGTAAATTCGTGCAGCTTCAAGTGGTGAACGGCGAAGACATAGCCGCCGTATGCAAAGCCAACGGCGTGAGCGACCCGGCGACCATACAGGAAATAATAGCCGGTGCAGAGTGCGACCTTCGCAGAGTGAAACGCGCCGTGTGGGCAGCCAAAAAGAAAGGAGGCGCACAATGAGCAAGAGCGTAAAACTGCGCGTTGCCTCTGCGGAGGTGATGCCCCTGCTGGTTGATTGGCTGCGCGCCGCGCTGCCGTTTGATATAAGCGTTGGCAAAGGGCATAAAGCCGACGGCACGCGCACGGTGGTGTTTACCGTCACCGCCAGCACCACGGCAGAAGCCGCCGTGAAGATGCAAGCCCTGGAACAGCTAATCGACGCGCACACCCTGCGCGAAAGCATAGAGCAGTAAGAGAAATGCGCAGGGCGATAAGTAACAAAAACGTGATGCAGGCCAAATTTGAGACGGCACCCTTCGAGGGTGTGTGGCTTGCAAGCCTGGGACGGCCAGAAATGCGCGGGTCGTGGATAGTGTACGGCGGCAGTGGTAGCGGCAAAACCACCTACGTAATGCAGCTGTGCAAGTATCTGACGAACTTTGGGCGCGTGGCCTACAACAGCCTTGAGCAGGGGTTGAGCTTGTCGCTGCAAAAAGCATGGGAGCGCGTGGGCATGGAAGAAGTAGGCAGTAAAATAATACTGCTATGCAAAGAGAGCCTATCGGACATAAGGGAGCGTCTGACAAGGAAAAACGCCCCTAACATTGTGGTAATAGACAGTGTGAATTATTGGATAGGCTTCACCATGCGCGATTATACCAAGCTAAAAGACGACAACCCCGACACGCTGTTTGTCTTCATAGCCCACGAAGACAAAGGGCAGCCCAAGGGGAACATGGCAAAAAATATTCGTTACGATGCTGATATTAAGATAAGAGTCGAGGGTTACAAAGCCTTTGCCACTTCGCGCTACGAAGACACCGACAAAAGCGAGGGCGGGCAGGATTATGTAATCTGGGAACAGGGCGCGCGCGAATATTGGGCAGAGTTATAAACAGCAATAAATTAACAGTTCTATGACAGAAAATAAAGACATGGACGAAATCCACCGCGGGCTGTTGAAGAAGTTTCACACGCTTTGCAGTGTGCTGAACATGACCGCCGACGAGAAGGAGGAGCTTATATCTGCCTATAACGTCGAAAGCAGCCGGGACATAGACACGCACGACCTGATAGACCTCTGCGCGAAGCTGTCGAAGCAAGCCGGCGGAAAGAAGCGGGGCGAATATGACCGCCTGCGCAAGCAGTGCATGGCCGCCATAGGCAGCTGGCTGAAAATGACCGGCAGAGAGAGCAACGCCACGGTAATAAAGGCCATAGCGTGCCGCGCCACAAAGCACACCGAGTTTAATAAAATACCGCTGGAGCGCCTGCGCAACCTGGTGCACTTGTTCAACAACAAGATAAAAGACCGGGACGCAGTGGAAGACGTAGCCGACCAGGTGGCTACCGACCCGAAGAAGCCGGCCAAACAGATACTAATTTACAAAACAGAAGGCGGCCTGGGCTTTCTAAACTAACACTACAATGAGCAAGAGCGAAAACACAATTTTAACCGAGCTAAAGCACGCCATAAAGGTGCACACGGTTGAAATGGACACGCCCACATATTGCTGGCTGCTGCGAGAGCTGGCAGAGTGGTGCGAGAACCAAGCCAACGTGCAGGAGTATGTGGAAGACTACACAGACGACTTCACCGGCTACGACGACAACGACTAACAACCATATTACAAACAGTTAAACAAATCAACAATGAAAAAAGAAATTTTCAGCTACGTGAAAGCTGCCGTGCGTCTGCCATTCGCACTCGTCGGCGGTGTGTTGAACCTGGCGGCAGTTGCCCTCAACACGCTGGGCGCGTTTGCCCTGGGCAAACTGTCGGACGCAAACGACTACATGGACACTATTAATTAACCATTAAACACCCATTTAACACAATGGAAACAACCCAAACAACAGTCGTCGAAATGACGGCAGAGGAACAGGCACAATTTGCCGCGTTCAAGGCAGAGCAGGAGAAAAAAGCCCGCCTGCAAAAGCGTAAAGAAAACCGCGAAAGCTACGCGCAGATCGTAGACGAGCAGGTGGCGTTAGCCATTCCTGAGCTGGCCGCCCTGTCGGAGCAGATCAAAACCGTAAAAACCGCCGTTTTCGAGAACTTCAAAATGGTGCTCGACATGAAAGCCGACCTAATGAGCTTGACCCAGAGCGGGCAGCACAGCCACACGTTCACCACGTCGGACGGCATGATGCGCCTAACGCTGGGCACAAACACCGTAGACGCATACCGCGACACGGTGGAAGAAGGTATCGCCATGGTGCGCAGCTACATTGAAAGCCTGGCAAAGGACGACAACAGCCGCGCACTGGTCAACGCCGTGCTTCGCCTGTTGGCGCGTGATCAGAAGGGCACACTGAAAGCCAGCCGCGTGCTCCAGCTTCGCAAAATGGCTGACGAAACCGGCGACGAGACGTTCCAAGAGGGCGTTAAAATCATAGAGGAAAGCTACCAGCCTGCCGAAACAAAGCAGTATATCCGTGCGGAGTTCAAGGACGACAAGGGCTGGCATATCATCCCCCTGTCGGTTACAGACGTTTGACCCGAAGCAGCGCGGCACAAAAAAAGCGCGCCCCCATAGCCGAAGCCTGAAGCACGCGCAACCCGATGTGTAAAGGACATTGCAAATATACGCAAAATTTCGGTAAATGGGAAATAATAGGCATTATAAAAGCACATTTGACCGCGTAAAGTTAATAAAAGCACTAACCGACCGCTATTACGAACCCGGTAACAATTCAAAATGTTACAAGGCTGTGTGGAAACGGTATATTTATCCCATTTACCCGATGTGTTATCGTACCTACCTAAATTACCTGAATATACCACCCGAACCGCCAGCTCCCACACCCTCTCAACTCATGTTCGACTTTGCCGAATGAGGACACAGCAAAAACCCGCCAGCCTGCAAGAGACTGACGGGCTTTTTTTATTGTTTGATTTTCACCTGCGCCACTGCTACCTGACGGGCAGGACGGGCGGCGGCAGGGAATTGGCAGCGGGTGACGTAGCGCTCAATGCTTTCTATCAGTTCGGCATGGTTGTGGTTGGTGGCCGACACTGAAAGCATGAACGTGCTAAAGTTTTCGCCCGCCAGCGTGGCCATAGCAGCGTGCACTTGGTCGATAAGGTCGAAGTAGTCAAGAGCAGCGTCGAGGCGGCTGTCATTAAAGCCGGCAGAGTAGGAAACTGTGCGGGTAATGATATGGAGGCGCACCGGCACGTCGGCCATGCAGACGTGGTTAGCCAGCTGGCGCACGTCGTACTGCTCAAATTCAATAAAGACGGAGGGGCACGGCCATGCGGTCGTGGTGGTAATTTCGGCGAGGTGCTCATTCCATAGGTCTATGAACTTAATGGCGGGCACCTGCTCTTTAATTCGGGCTGCAATAGCCTTAAATAGCTGTTTTCTCATTTACGTAATGCTTTTATTAGTTCCTGGTTATAACGGTTGACATTGTCGTCGATAACGCCCTGAATAATGCGCTGCGTTTCGGGGCCGTCGCCAACAAATTGGCGCTGCGGCATGTTGACAGTGCGGAGGTGTTGGCGCACGGTGTAGGTGTTGCCTTTTTTGCTCTTTCGGTAGTGCTGGCGCACGGTCACAGTGCCCTTGCCGCCCTCATTGTGCAGGGTGGCGTAGGGCTGGTTGGAGGTGAAGCGCACGCCGGTGGCTGTTTCGGTGGCCTGAATGGAACGGCGTAGGCTGCCCTTCACCACCAGCAGGGAGCCGAGGGCGTTAGGATCGCGGCGCTTTTTCCACTTGTTCGTAAAAAAGGCTTTGCGGGTGAAGTTGCGGTCGAATTCGTCGTGCAGTTCGACCCTCATGTCGCTAATTATGTCCTTTTTGAGTTGTGCGGGGTCTAACATTCAGCAAAAAAAATTTCTTAAAACTTTGTGTTTCCGAAAATTGTTAATAACTTTGCATAAACGAAAGCTCTGACTGCTTAACGCGGATTGTAGTTCCGCGCCGCGCAGTTGGGGCTTTCATTTTTTAATAAGGCCTATTGCAATTCTGGGATTATCAGAGCAGCTGTAAAGGTTCAAAGACCCATCGTCATATTCGCGCACCACAAGCCACGACTTTTCACCGCACAGCTCAATTTCAAGAATGTGCGAAGCGACAATACCCGGCTTTATATAAGTGGGATTTATACCAAGGTAGCGGGCTGCTTTATAAACCTTTTGAATATTCATTAAAAGCTCATTTTTCGCCCTCCTATGTTTGTGCGGTTGGTTAGTAAACTCTTTAACCGAGTTGTTGGACATATAAGCAGTAGCGGATAAGCCCTCATTAACAAGTGGGTCGGAGCGGTGGTCGCCCATATATTTGCGTATTTCCTTAACGCGGCGGCGTATATATTCAAATTCATGCTCTGTTGCCATATCGTCGACCACCTGTTTAACAGCTTCGGGCGCTTTGTAATATGGATGCTTTGGCGGGAACAGTTTCATTTGTTTGCCGGGGTTAAAGCGGAACATTTGCTGCTTTGCCGCTTCGGTTGAGTTATCACCCAGGAGCATGGCGTGGGCGGGGTCGCTTTCGGCATACTTTCCGCGGCGCACCTGCACGGCGGTGCAACGGCAGCCCCAGCCGTTCGGTGGGTAGTAGATTTATCCCAGAACGGGTCGGAGGGTGGCAGCGTAATGCCATTCATGGCGGCGTGGTCTTCGCGCACACGGTTGTCCTCTACGGTGCGGTACTGCAACAAGTAGCGGTCGCCGTCCTGCTCCATAGCCGCCCATTTAGCCGCCATTTGGCTGGAGCCAACGGCGTGCTTATATTCGGCATATAGGTAGTTGCGGTTATAGCGGTTGTTGAGCTTTAGCACGTCCTCCTAAAATTCGGCGTATGGTTTAATTTCGCCTTTGTCATTGACCAGCGACAAGCCTATTTCGCGCATAGCGTGGAACGTCTTAAAGCCGGAAAATACAAACGTGTTTTCCTCTAACGCATAGCGCAGAGTGTCGGGCACGTCGGTGGGGAGGTGCGCGTCGACACCGCGGTTAATGGCGGCGACAGTTGCAAGTATGAGCTTGCGGGCTTTGGGGTCTTTAATCTGGTTTATGTCGAAGCCGCCGGCCCGGTAGATCAGGTCGGCCACGTCGTCGAAGACGGAGGAGTCAAAGGTGGGTGTGTCGTCGTCATCAGCGGCGAGGGTCAGCGTTCCGCCGTCTTCATAAAGCATATTAACAGCTGCATGGAAAGCCCCGTAATTGGCGCGCAGTTCAGCAGTGTGCGCGGGGCTTACTCGAAAAAAGCGTCGGGCTGTGTCTTTTTTTCGCGCACGCCAGTAATGGGCACGTTATATTTGTCGGTGAAATACTGCGGGTCAATTTCGTAATACTCCAGAAGCACGCGCTCCATTTCGCGCTGTTCCGACGGAGTGAATGCTGCCGCGTCGTCCCACTCAAAACGGCAGCCATTAATAGGGAAGCCGTGGGCCAGCATGAACGGCAGCAGGTGGTCGTTCACATTGTTGGCTAACATGGTTTTGTCGGCTTCAATGACATTCTCGAACACGTCGAGGTGGGTTTCGGACTGCGACAGGGAGGAGCCCGCGTCAATGGTCATTGTCTGGTTAAGAATACCTTTGGATATTTCGCTGTTACAACGATCCACGCGCTTGTCGTAAACGTTGTAAGCATCGCCGCGGCTGCTTTCCTTAATGTCTATTTCGGTGCCGTCGGGGAACAATCCCCAAAAGGCACTGCCCATGTTTTCGAGGGCACTTTCAATTTTGGCGCGTTCCGCGTCGTCGGTGGTGGTGGCTTTGGCTATACGCATAGGAGCACCGAAAATTTCGCCGAACATATCCCAAAAGCCGAGCATGTTCTTTTTGCTGATACACTGCGGGGCGCACTTCAAGAGCAAACCAAGGTCATAGGGTTTGCCAATTTCCAGGCACCAGTTGGCTAATTCGCCCTCGCGGTAGCTTATACCACTGCGCCAATCGTCGCCGACATTGCGAAGCAGCACACCGTGCTCCTGGCACACGTGTTTGCGCGGCACCAGCTCCACACCGTCGAATGTGAGGCCGTCGGCAGTTTTCTGAATGTCGCCGAACTGCACAAGTGAGTGACCCCAGAACCGGCAGTCAAGAGCCAGGGAGCAGTAATCGTTAAACCATTCGCGGGTAAACAGCGCCGTGGCCTTTTCCACCTCTTTGCCGTCGGCACCGACAAGGCGAAATTTTTGCTTTAGCACCATGCCTTTGCGCTGGCCAATACAGCCCTCGAGGTGTAGGTCAACCATGCAATCGGTGTAAATGTCGTAAAGGTTCTGACGGTTGGGGTTGTCCACGTTAATGGCCTGCTGCCATGCCTGGCGCCACATACCCACGTCCTTTTGCGTCAGGGAGTCGGTTTGTCGGATCAGTTCGGCAGTGAGGCGGCGGCCCTCTTTGCTTTTGACAAAAGCGGCAATGCGCTGCACTTCGTCGGAGCTATACATGTGCTCGCCGGTGAAGATATGTCCAATTTTCTGTAAAATGTTCATTTAACAAGCGTTTAATGGTTAGTAATTACCAGGTGCATTTTTTCACTTTGCCAATGGCAGAGCCAAAGCGCACGGGGTTGTGGCTGTCGGTGTCGCCCTCATCGCTCACATATTTGGGCATGTCGGGGGAGGCTTTGGAGGCCTGCACATCGCGCAGCCATTTGATGCTATCTTCATAGAGCTGCTCGCGGCGGTCGCTGCCCATAGACTGCGGCAGACGATGCACCATGGTGTAAAGTGTGATATTTACGGCGCAATCTACCAGCATGGGGTTGCGGCACGCGCCCTCCTGGGCAAATGCTTTGGCCATGTCGTAGCGGTCGCGGGTGTAGGAGCTTATTTTCTCCATGGCTGCCTTTTCAGCCTGGAGGCGTATGTCGGTGTGTGCCTGGAGCTGTTCAAACTCGAAATCGTCGCACACAGCCTTGTAGTCGTCATCGGTCAGGAACATAGGGCATTACTTTTTAACGGGTTGTGGCAGGGCCTCATAAATGGCAATTTTGCGGGCTGTTTCGGCAGTGAAGCCTTTAGCAAAGCGGTGGCAGGCAATGAGCTGCTTAACGCCCTGCATGGAAACGACCACGGGCCGACCGTCTTTTACCAGCACCAGAAATTTGCGGCGCAGAGTGTTGGCATTTTCCTGCGCCTGCTTAATCGCACGTTTTTTGCGCCACTCAAAGAGACAGGCGCAGACGAATTTTTTAATAAATTTCACCATGTTACATTTTTTGCGTTACGCCGCTTACCAAAAGACGGCATGAAGTTAGAAATACGGGAATGTTTTTGAAGCAGGTAAATAGCGGCCTCGTCAGCGTCGGGGGCATCATCGTGGCCGCGCATACCTTTTTGAAAAGCGAGGGTTTGGTCAAGGCCGCGCAACATGTCGGGGTCGTCTTTTTGGCTGTCGTCGTAGAAGACAAAGCCACGCTCCCAATTTGCGGCGCTGCTTTCAATACGTTGGAACTTGTCGGGCTTTTTGCGTTTGTCTGGCAGGATAGGCAGCTGGTAGCCGCGCAGATCACCCTCGGTTGCAAAGTCTTTCATTAAGTTGTCCTGCATGAAGTTTGCCTCCAGATAGAATTTAATGGAAACGCCCGCGGTGCCGGCCCATTCGTAGAGGTCATAACACCAGCGCACCATTTCGGCCACTGTGGCCTGCCGGACGAATGCCCGGAGCTGCCAGAGCTGGCCACCTTTGATTTTGCCCCAGAGCTTCGCAGCCTTATAGTCATTTTTCTGCGTACTTTTCCAAGAGGGGTCGATATATAGCACAAGTTCCCGGAACTGCCCCCATGCCGGGCGCTTTGCCCAACGGATCCATTCCTGACGAAAGACGGCTCCCTCGACAATGGGGTTGTTCATATATTCCTTTTGGAAGGAGCGGTAGCCCTGGAAGTCTTCAATGGCTTGCACTTCGGCGGGTGTCCATTTGGCAGCCCACGACACATTGCCGTTCTTGTCCCAGATATTCACCTGCGACACCTGCACGCCTTTGGTCTGGGCAATGTTTTGCAGGACGGAGTTTTTGGCTATCAAGTTCCCGACCATGATAAAGCGGCCACGGCCACCGTCGAGGGCACCGAACAACGCCTCCTTAACCCAATCAGTGAGGCGCTGCACCCGGTTGGGGTTTTCGCAGAGTTCGTCGTCGTCGAGGTCGTCGATCACTATGTAGTCGGGGCGGTGGCTGCGGTAGCGCAGACCACGGGGGGACTGCCCACGGCCACGGGCAAAAAAGGCGGTGCCGTCTTTGGTGACGAATGACCCCTCCTCCCAATTGCCATTATTATACTGCTGGCCGAAATCGTTAATATAACGCTGGTTGAACTGTAACTCGGCCTGAATGTCGGCCAGCAGGGTGTTTGCGTTGTCTTCGCTCTTACCCACCAGCACCATAACGTTAATTTCGCGCTGCTGCTGGCACTTTAGCCACAGGGGGATGAATATATCCAGGTGTGTGGACTTTGCCGCGCCACGGTGCCACTTAAAGACGGCGCGCAGGTTCTTTTCTTTCTTTACCAGGTTGGCCGCCTTAATGTGGAAAGGCGCGCAGGGGGTCTGCACGCCTGTTTGTGGGTTTTGGGTGTAGTGGGGAAAGTAGTAGTCGACAAACGCGGCATAATCGGCGCGCACGCGCTTAATGCGCTGCTCCCGCTGTTGGTTGGTTTCACCCCGCCCCACAACGGTGGCCGTCTGGACAGTCTCACAGTGTTGCTTCCACAGTTCGAGCGCCTCTTTTCGTGTTAGTTTGTCGTACTTTGGCATGTCATTTTATTAGTTTGTTTTGCATCAGGTAGTCAATATATTGGTTGTGGTAGCGGTTAATGGTTTTCAGCAGATCGGGGGTTATACCCTCATCATACTGTGCCTGAAATTGCAGCCATTTGCTGAAAGCCATAAAGACCTCGATAACGTCCACGATGCTGGTCTGCTTGTCCAGCTTTTCAATAGTGGCCGAAAATTTTGCCAGCTTGTCGCCCAGGCCATTGATAGCGTCGGGGTCGTTGGTGTTGTTTACGCTTTCCAGCATTTTGTCGATAGTACGGAGCAGCTTGTTGACGAGTTCGGGGCGGGTAATATTCTGCGCGGCGCGCTGTTCCTGCCACCCCTCTGCGTTTACCCATTTGGTAATGGTCTGCGCCGAGATACCGGTCTTTTCGGCTATCACTTTTTGGCTATCGCCCTGCATGAATAGAATGCGGGCGTAGTCTTTCTTTTCTTCACGCTCTTTCTTTGTCGCCATTCGGTGCCATAATTTTAATGTTGTTAATGCGGCACCGGGAGGCCCGGCGCTGCGGGTTATTGTTAATATTAATTGCCGCAAAATTCAACATAATAGGCCGGAATTAAAAAAAGAGTGTAAACTCTTTACACTCTTTTTGTGGGAGTTGGATAAACTATTGAATTTTGCACCGAAAGTTGCATTCAACGCGGCGTAGAGCAGTGGTAGCTCGTGAGGTTCATTCCCTCAAGGTCGCAGGTTCGAGTCCTGCCGCCGCCACAATGACTATTGAAAATCAATAGTTTACAAAGAAAAGGGTACTTTGATGGGTACTTTAGTAAAATAGCCGGGCAATTTGCTCGGCTATTTTCGTTAAGGCGGGTTACTGCGTTTCTTCCTCCAAAGATACAAGGCGAACGCGGCAAGTATAATGATATTGATGAGGTAGGGGATGAGCGTTGACCATATCGACGTCTTGGCTTTGGTTTCGACCGGCACCGGTTCCTGAGTCTTGGACTCGTTGACCGCCATCAGGCTGTCAATGGTGCGCTGGAGGCGAAGGACAAGTTCGGTCTCATTGTGGTAGATTTCACGAGTGATGACGGTCTCCTTCGAGAGCTGCCGCCCCAAGGTATCAACTACCTGATTAATGTAGGTCGTAGTATTGACAGAATCGGTGACGCGGGTGTGAATGACCTCTCGCACTGTATCACGAGATACGACGGCTGTAGAATCACGTGTGCTGCTCTCTATTGGCACATATCGTACCGACTTGCAGCACGTCAAAGCAATCATCAGAGTGAGGATAATCACTAAGATGAGAATCTGAGCAATAGACGGGTCAATCTTTTTCATAGCCAGCTCTTGTATTTGTTAGCAATATCAGCCGGCAGAATCTGTCGGCGATTACGTGTCTCATCGTATGAGATATGTACCCATTGTGGGCCTTGTGCATTTCCCTTCTCGTAGATAATCTGGTCGAATGGCAGCTTTAGGCGGAGCGCGGTTTCAAACAAAACCTTGTTCTTAGCTCGGTCGTTGAGAGTGAGGTCGGCAGCATGACCTTCCTGATGTTGTGATGTCTTGACGCCACCGACAGCGACATTCAAACGCGGCGAACGGTAGCCACTCGATACCCTTATTGGTCCCCCATAAGCTTCGCGTAACGGGTCAAGTACCGTCTCAGTCAATGCGGTGAGATTCTTGACTACCGCTTGTGATGGAGTGTTGTCAATGCCTTTAGCCTTGGCTGTAGCACTATTGCACAGCTCTTTGATGGTGAAGTATTTCATGATTCATCAGTTTTAGAGGTTTCAGACTGCTGCTGTTGCTCTAACTGAGCAGCGACAATCTTGGAGACGAGGTGTGCAATATCTTCCTTGTTCTCCACGATGACACGCATTGTCTTATCAGCCTTGGCAAGCTCGGCCTTGGTCCATGCCTTTTCACGGACGCTGATAAATTCGCATGATACACAATAGACGGTCCAAAGCAACGAGAACACCGGAGATGGGAGCCACACCGCCCCCATGATGTCAAGTAGTGCAAGGATGATGAACGGAGCAAAGTATTTCAAAGCCTTTGTACACGTTCTACGCAATGCCTTACTAGTTGTAGCCTCGTCGCGTTCCTTGGCCTTCTTGATGCCAAAGAATAAGTCTATGACCATTGAGACGAATATGGCACCCGCCGCAATGGTAATCAGGATAATTGCACGATACAAGTATCCGTTTAACAACTCCAATAGTACTTCTTTCATAGTTTTATGCTTTAGAAGATGATGATAGCAGTGGATTAGTGCGCTGTTCGATGACATATGAATCAGACCTAACATTACCATCCGCATCTATTGTATAGTAATTACGGCGGTAATACGTTGTCGTAGATCCATCAGTATTGATACCTTGTAAGGATGTTGGCTTAGGCTCATAAAGCGTAGTGCTTTTGACGAGATATGATGATATCTGTTTTTTGGTACATTCCTGAGTAACAAAACGGCCATTATTGTCATCATTAGATGATACTCTATAGTACGTCTTGGCATCTTCAGTATAATCAAGAATAGAATATGCCTCAGACTCAGTCAAACCGCTCACCAATGATACCGGACGGAATGAGGCTGATGAGAGATCAACATTGACAATGCCAATTGTAGTCAACGCCCAGACCAATTGACCGGACGTGTTGAAGACCTGGATAAGAGCAGTATATTCGGTACCGTCGATAGATATCTTCTCGAGCACAATACGCATAGCCGGCACATCCTCATAAGACATTGAGCCATTCACCATAACGATCTTCTGGGTAGGATGGAAAGTCTCAAACGCACCATCACCGGACCTGTTGATTGTAGATATCAGGGAGCATGCAGCAAAGTTCAAATTAGAGGGAAGCTTACGAATGCACTGAACTTGTTTTGCAACAATCTTATCAGCGTTAATGATGGCGGTATTAATACATCCATCATCGCCTATCATCTGGAATGATGCGATATTACTCCCATGAGAACTCTTGATCTGGACCTTATCGCCATAGAGAGTGACGCCTTCGGATAATATTTCGATACCTCCTTTGCCGTCATTACCCATTACGTACATCCATATCCTATCAGAATCTTGTCCCAGCTCAGTTACCGTTGTAGCGATTCCATCAACCCGCGTTGTGATAGAGCTATTGAATTTTGATTGGGTTACAACGAAGTCTGAGCTATATGTAAAGACCTTGTCGCCGTCGCCAAGCATCTGAACACGAGTATCACCCAAATTCGCATCGTTGACATATAGACGCAGAGTGAAACCCATATAAGCATATACGTCATACCCGTCAGCATCTTCATCATCTGTAGAGCGAACGTGGTGAGGATAGATATCAAAACCATTGATTGCGATATTGCTATCAACCTCGGCTGTGCCAAACCCGTCAAGGAGCAGAGCAACTCGGCAATTGTATTTTGTCATTTCCTCTGCCGTGAGAATTGACAGCTCTTGGCCTACCGTATGAATGACAGAGAAATGGACGCTACCCGATGTTATCTTATCATTATCGCTTGGGTCAAAAGCTACAACAAGCGGTGTTACGTTGAGTGAGAACGTCTCTGCTGCTGCTCCAGGCTGACCTTCAGCGCCGCCATGGTACACGCCAAGATGTCGCTCAGCAACCACTTGACCGACTGCATCTGTCAATGTCAGATTTATCATCGTAGCATTTGTGAGATCAAGGCGCTCGATGATACCTAACGGATTGATTGTTGTAATAGTAGTTTTACTATCAATATCTGCTTTGAACGTAAATGAATTGGCCCGAATCTGGCTATAGTTGAGCGCCGTTATCGTAGTCCCTTGTATCATACGGAATGACACTTGGAATCCTGTGTCACTATCAAGAAACGTGTCCTTTGTCGTGACAATCTGATAGATTGTTGCATTCTCACCGGCCTTAGCAGCACGACGGACCGGGAGATGACCTTGTGCCGAACTCATAGTCTATCGGATTGATCCATTGATTACCTGTTGAGCTATCGCTTTTGCTTGACGACGGTACGCTTGGAAGGCAGCATACTCGGCAACATACTCGGCACGCTTCTCATCAGTGATGTCAGAAGAGGAGTCCTGAGCCTCGGTATAGTTGGCGATGAGAGCTTGTACGTCATCAGCAGAGTAGCGGTCTGAGACGATTGCAGAGACGACGGATGCATAAGTGATGTCACCTTGTACATCCACATAATCAGCGATACCGACGAGTTCCTTCGCCTCATCGTCTTCGGTGTTGATACTACGTTCAACCTCCTCGAAGTTGAAATATACTCTGAAGAGCGAGCCTTCACGTATCACTTTGATACCATCTTGTTCAGCAGCAAGAGCGCCGACACTAAATTGAGTTTTCATAATCTATAGCTTTTTTATTCGAAATAATAGTCCCATTTACCTTTGTCAATCTGTTTCTTGATGACTCTCGTTTGTTGTGGCAAGATATTACCATCACGAGCTTGATTGAGTTGTGACTTGATTGTGAAGGAGTTCGTGATGAGCTTCTTCTCGGCTCCTTCGTGGAGAATCTTCACTACATATCGATCCGGACCGAACTTTGTTTTGATATTCGGCTCGAAGTCAAGAACCGTAATAGGATCTTTTACTATTTGTTCAAGTGAGACTTGTTCTACATCGTAGAACTTTTGGCCGTCTTTAGTCTCGATGCGGCCTTTGATGCCATATTCTCCAAAAGACATATCGCAATTAGTTATTTGATTCCAAAGATGTCGGCAGTCTCCGTGAAGGGTCCATCCCCAGTACGCAGACTTGATACGTAACATCTTATTAGGATTTTTTATACATTTAATTTTCCTACAAAATTTCTGTTTAATGGACTTCCTTAAGAGCGTTTTTTCGTGGTAAAATTGATACCCCAAGAAGTCAATTGGAGCACCGCTTACGACCACGTTGTCGCCATCTATGTTTCTTAGCTTTTTCATTAGTTGCTAGTTTAGAGACTTTGAAATTAGCTTTTACAACAAGACCCGCCTCATCAGAGAGACGGATGAACTCACGCACCTGGCGCCATGCCTCAGCCTTGGTCTTCGCCATGCCGACAGTATCATCACAATAGCGGAGGTAGCACTTACAATGCATACGCTCCTTGATTGCTCGATCAATCGGATTGGCTACATAATTCCCGATGGGCTGAGAAGTGAATGCCCCGATGGTGAATCCTCTTATCAATTTCTTCATTTAGTAAGTCATCAATATCAGATTTATACGAGCATAGTGTCAACCCAATGAGCTTGATAAAATGCTCGTCTTTATACATCTTTCTGAGTTCTCTGATTACCAGTGCATGAGGTATCGACTGATAATACTTACGATAATCGCATTGCCAGAAGTAGCGCGGCTGATATCGGCGGATCATCATCTTGGCTCGACGGACTCCGAAGTGAAGTCCTTTGCCTTTGATGCACGCGAATGTATCGTATATCATTGCATTGAATAGTCTATATCCTATGATCCTCATAATTGCATGATGCAAGATACGCCATGGAAAATAATTCTGCTTGACTATCTCGCGGACCTTACCGGCATCAGTCTTGACATAATCGACCTTGAAGTCCGGGTCAGGGAAGTTCAGCTCCAATATCATCCGCTGTAGCTGTCGAAGCTCCGCCTCGGCATTCTTGTTATGGCGCTTGATATAGACGTTGTGCTTGACCTTACCGGATTGAGCCTCTTCATCAGCAGCTCGTAGATTATTGATATCAGCAATGCGCTCGATGACATACCCTTCACGATGAGGAGAAGGTCTGCTATAATAGGCTATTAGACGATGCTGGATGACATCATCTATCTGCTCAGTGGTCAACTGAGACCACGGCACATGTTTTTTCAATTCATAAAATTCTTCCATTATAGTAATAAGCTTGCAATGGTTTTAAGCCCGAAGCTTTCGATAGTACTACTCACATCGCTTGTCTGTATGCAAGCATATACAGACCTTTCCGCTGTGTTGTGTTCCGACATCTCCGCGTAGTTCATTATAAGCGCGGGGTCGAGGCTCGGGGAATGTAAAATATTTTATAACCTATTGTTAGGCGAGCGCCGATGTTCGCATTCGAGTTCGAGAACCCGTTATTCGAATTCACGTAACACGGACCGGCATTCGAGCCGTTACCGGAGTTACCCCCGACGAGGCAAAGCGCTCATTCCCCTCTACCTACCTCACAGATTGTCATCTATTCGTGAGGATTTTTTTTGAGAGTCGCCCGTGGTCTTTGGGACCACGGGGATAAATGTTCATCAGATGTCTTTGCCATCAACGTATTCGATGTCCCCATAATAGGCAAGGCGAGCGCCGAGGTTCGCATCCGAGTACGAGAACCCGTTAGACGAAGACACGCAACACGGACCGGCATACGAGCCGTTACCGGAGCGACCCCCGACGAGGCAAAGCTGGCCCGTCGAGTTAGCGTATGAGTAATCACACCAGCCACCGCTGCTACTGCCGTTGGTACTATTCTTGACGAGTATGTCGAAGTACTCGTTCTTGAGTAACTCACCTATCCACATCGATGATGTCTGACGAGTGATCTGGCGATACTCACCGGTAGGAACCGACGCCAGTTCTGCCGAGGTCGGCAGACGATTGCCTTTATAGAGATAACATTCAGACCCTGTCTGAGCTGAATTGCCCGAATTGCCGAAGAATATACCTTGACGCATCTCCCATATCCAGTCCCAAGCGTCTTCAGTACCATGGAGTGATACGTGACATGAGTTCGTACTGCTATCAAGCATGTACGTACCTGATGCATCTCCAAGAGAGGCAGTGAGACCGGTGAGGACCGAGGTATCACTGTAGAGCGAGTTACCACCGCTACCACCCACGCCATAGCCGAGCTTAGCCTGAATATTAGGACTTCCATAATCTCCAAGACCTTCCATAACAATGTACTTACTGAAGTCATAGTCAGCAAGGCCGAAGGCCTTACCATTAACTTGAGCAGCATTCCAATACTGAGTTATGTTCAAATTGCGAGTTGGATTGACACCGGGACGAGATGTGAGAGCCGAGCCATTGAGGTAGGCGAGATATGCACCTGTCACTTGCTGCTCAATGTAGTAACCTCCAATGGGTAGCATCGACATCCACAGCCATGTCACACCTGTAACGCTATCGTCTTGTACCTTGAAGTATAGACGCGGCTTGATAGTCATGATGTGTCCCTTGGATACATCGAGAGCCGTGCCGTCAGCATAGATGCTGCTATTCGTCGCCGAGAGCTTGGCAGCCTTACCCGCGTTTGTGAGAAGGTATCTGCCCTTCATGGCGTTACACTGGTTACGCAATGCGGTATTACCATAGACGCCCCATTCGGTTGAGGTCTTACCATCGAGTATAGGGATACCCCAAGCGACTTGTTGAAGTATCATCTTGTTGTCATCAAGCGATAGCACGTCAATGAGATCGTCAAGAGTGATGCGCTTGATGCTGCCACCGACTTCGACTAATATGGTATTAGATCGAGTCAGCGACTTAATCGTTGTTAATTTAGCTAAGTCTTGTAGAGCCATATATCTTAGTTGTTAGAATGTGACATTGCAGATGACTTCGACATCTCGTTGAGTCCCGTCGCGGTCAGTATGCTCGGTCGTTACTTTTATTTCATTAGTATTCGCGGTCGCCAATACAGTCCATGTATTACCGCTGGAATCCTTCTCGGGCTGCACAATCTTCATCACATAAGACTGAGCGTCAGCGTCAGTGATATCGGTCATGACGCCATTGACGTCCGTCTTGACGAGCTTTGCCTTGACAGTGACATCGGACCCGGTATCCACCTCTTGTGGTGATGATGTTGGAATGTAAAGTATCACATTATACTCATCAGAGAGATCGCTGATACGAATAGCTTGACGAGCTACAGCGATAGATCCAACAGAGTCAATGAAGAAGTCGACGATGAAGAGTTGCTCTCCATCAATCATATTTTGTGATACCGTGAATGTCTCTGAATCGCCATCGGTATGGATGCCATTATATATAGTTTTATCATCAGCGATTACGTTCAAAGAGAAGCCAGACACCGGAGAGCCGTCTTGATATAATCTC